ATTATGATTGCAATCCATTAAGTATTCACCATTGTTTAAAGAAGTAAAATAAGAAGTATTAATAGCTTGCCCAGCTTTCACTTCTTTTGAGGCTATTACATCGTTACCTGCTTCCACAATATTATTTGCAAATACATCGTTTGCAGCTGTTACATCCCCACCAGCACCATTTTTTAGTACTGCCCTAACATAATTACCTTCTACATAATCATCTGACGTTATATTCCCTCCAGCATCAATTGTTGTACCTGCTGTAATGCTTTGTGTTGCTACAAGGTTCTTGCCTGTTACTGTTTCAACTGCTGTAACATTACCCCCCGCCTCTACATGCGTCCCTGCTATAAGCTTATTATTAGCCTTTATATTACCATCAGAAATGATATTGTTATCAGAATCATAACTTGTGCCAACATGCAGTCCATGCTCAGGTGCATCAGTACCTATACCAACTTTACCTCTTAATGCTGTCAATAGATTAGTAGTATGCCCCAGCACCATTGAGTTACTGCCTAATCCTATAGCATATGCCCCTATTACTATTTCATTGTTGGTTCCATCTTCTTTGGCTTTTGTTTCTGAGCCAAGATAAAGATTATTATTACCTGTTGTTTTACTTGTTGAACCATTGGCTATGTATCTGCCAGCATTATGCCCCATAGCAGAGTTGTTAGAACCTTCAGTGTTATCACGTAGAGCATAATACCCCATAGCAGAGTTGTAAGAACCTGTTTCGTTACTGTATAGAGCACAATACCCCATAGCAGAGTTGTAAAAACCTGTTTTGTTATTGTATAGAGCATTACGCCCCATAGCAGAGTTGCTAGAACCTGTTTCGTTATTGTATAGAGCATTATACCCCATAGCAGAGTTGCTAGAACCTTCAGTATTGGAACGTAGAGCATTACGCCCCATAGCAGAGTTGTAAGAACCTTCAGTGTTATTACTTAGAGCAGCATACCCTACCGCTGTACAATAATTACCCCCCTGATTATGTATCCACCTATTCCCGCCCAAATAATAACTGTCCCCTGCATCAATTATGCCAGAAGTACTATTGCTTCCATCTTTAGGTACTGTCAATCTATCCCTCAGCGTAGACTTCCCATACACATTCAGTGTAGCAGGTGCAGAGGAGGAGCCGATAGTAGTATTACCAGTAACTTCTAATGTACTATTGACCTTAGTAGCCGTAGGAATTGTTACAGTACCAGTACTAGGAAACCCAATTTTTACTCCACCAATATTGCCATCAGTAGATACAACAATCTGACCAGGTGTGCCTTCCAGGTGGTCAGAAAGGTCAGCGGAGGAGATGCCAGTGGGGGTGGACTTAACTAATTTCCCTGAGCTTAATTCTGAATCATTAGTAGCAATCTTATTTGCTCCTATGCCTAATCTATTTTCTGTTACAACTTTCATCATTTCATTATTCATAATATCTCCTTGAGAATACCCCCCACTATTACAGTGGGGGGTATTAAATTGTTAATAGCCACCGTACATCTCATTGTTAGCCATTTGTTCTTCTGCCATCTGATCACCGCCACCTTGCTGACGTTCAGCAAAAGCTGTTAATTGTTCCATGAACGCATTAAGATCTTCTTCATTCATTTGATAAATCATCTGAATAATAGCTAAGATCTCCATCGCATTCTGTTCAATAAACTGCTGTAGATATTGTTGGTCCATTTGGTCCTCCTTCGTATATTTCTTTATTTACATAGAAGTATGCTTGTAAGCATAACTCCTCGATAAAGTTCTGTATCATTAGTGGGCTACAATCATAGAATGCCAGTTCAACACTGAACTTCACTATGACCTCATCCCTTAGTTTAATAGGGTCGGTACCCACCATAATTCTATTATGTATATATAAAAACACTTCGTTAATATGCTGTTGATGTTTCTTGTTAATACTCATACTATCTTCCTTTATGTCGTTTTAATGCACCACCATAATTAACATAGTTCTTTACTGCACGTGATGCATCTGCAGCAAAACCTTGACCATACATTCTTCCAAGTCTTGGTAATGCTGATGTATATCTGTATGCTTGATTAGTCTGATATTCATGTTGATAGGGTTGCTTATACTTATACTCTGGTCTCTTTAACTCACGTTCTGACCATATGTGTAATCCTAATGTTGAGACTATTGTACTTACTGCTGTATCAGCTCTAAACTTCCAGGTAGCTGCTGGGTCATTAGGAGCACTAAACATTGTCATAGTGTATAGTTTCTGTGCCATATGGATAGGATCTAAAGCAAGGAATGTTCCTAAGCTTCTACTATGCTCATAGCCCATTTGTTGCAAGTCTCTAATAGCTTCATATCCTACTCTTTGGGTAGTGGTAGGAGTATCAATAAAGCTCATGAATGCTTTTGGTATATTAAACATCATGAGATTAGTTGCTTCTAATTCCTGAATTGACTTATCCGCCATAAGCATGAGTCTTGGATTAGAGGTAGTATGTAACCCTGCTACGAACTGTAATGTTTCATTCTTAAGTATTTGATAATCTTCATCTGACATAGGAGTATTATTAAATGCTTTCATTGTTAAGAATGCTACCCATTTAGGCATGATATCAAGCTCTTCATATGGATTTAATGCTGTCTCTATACCCATATTAATCTTAGGAAATTCTTCTGTTTCACTAAAGTATGTTCGTTTAACTATCTCATAAATTGATAATCCTATTCCAAATGCTAATGCAGCAAGCTTACCAGCATCTCTCACTTTATCACTCACACCTTTTTCAGACTCATATGGATTCTTAAGTCCCATACCAATCTTATATGCTTCATCACCAAAAGCATGAGTAAAGTTTTTCATTGTAACGAATCCAGCATGACGGAATGTATAAGCCCACTTTAATCCAAGTCCAAGTAATAATTCAGTTGCAGTATCAGCATTCTCATACATTGCGTGCATAGCGAATGGTCTATTCTCTGATGAGAAGTTACCTAATGCTCCTGCCATATCATGGAATGAATCACGTACTATATCCTTAATAGCATCTTTATCGTTTAGGAAAGCATTTAAGGCATCTCCTTCGAGCCCTCTAAGCTCAGCTTGATCTTGTACCCTATTAAAGATTACACCTGCTATAGTTTTACGCATATTGTCTTCTGAACCACCCATAGTCATTACTCTATGCCATGATTCAAATACATAGCCAAGACCCATTCCCTCAGAAACAAAGTCATTAGATTTATGTACAGCATTCATTACTCTATCAGTTAGCTTCTCTTTAGTAGATTCATACTCTTTATTCTTATCAACCCATTCACCTACCATACCAACTGATAATAGTTCTTGATCAGTTAATGCTTCTATGTTAGCAGCGAAGTCATGATATGGATCAGACTCATTCTTTAACGATGAACGATAATCTGTCATACCCATCTCTTTACCAAGTCTCCAGTATATATTAAGATTACCTGCTAATACATTCTTGAATGCGCTACCTGGATATGATAGTATCCATGTTGGCATAATACTTGAGATAGAGAATATATCACGTGCAGCTTTCAATGTTTTAGTCTTATGAGCAGCACGTTCAGCAATGTAAGCAGACTGTAATACTTGAGTCTTAATAGTCTCTCTTGCGCTATTAGAGAACCAATCATCAGTCTCTTGTACAGCTGAGTTAATGTATGAGTAATAGAAGAAGTTACTATACTCATTTAAAAAGAGTACAGTACCCATTATATTATCGGTGAGAGCATCCATAAAGTTACCATTAGTTAAGTCATCATCACCTGAGTATGCTTGCTTATATCCAAAGTTACGTGCTCCAAATGTTGAACCCATGATATCCTCACTACCTTGAAGTATATAAGCCCCCATTCCCTCACTATTAACATATGGTATATATCCTTCTCTTGGTACAAAGTTCTGCAACTTAGAATTAAGAGCTTTAAGCATATCAATTTCTTTAGTATAGCCCAACCTATGAGCTGTTTCTTCGACTGTTTCTATTCTCTCAAGCATATGTGCCACCTTGTCTCTTGTCTCACGTATAAACGCCAGATATGAGCCTTGTGGAGCTTGTTCTAATGTAGCATGAGGATCGAACTTATTATCAGCATCATATACATCTTCACCATTGATTCGTCTGAATGGTTCAACAAAAGTTGTCTTCATAATGTGCATGATATCTGCAGCTTGTTCTTCTGATTCAATATGAAGATCTATCCCTGGTTTACCTGCAAATGCTATAAATGCTTCTTCTTCTACTTGATCTCGAACAATCTGTTTATTCCACGTACCATCAAAGAATACAGCAAGCTTATTAACTGTTTCAACATCAGCTAAGCCAGGATACTTCTTCTCAATAGCACCAGCTGCTTTAGGTAATAACTCTCTTGCTCTATTTAATATATCTCTTGATCTTGAATTACCAAATTCTTTATTGGTTTCCTTTATATAGAACGCCTCATTAGCTGGAGCATACATTCTGATAGCATCAGTCTTCACTCCAAAGATATCGAACTTACTACCACGTGTTAAGTCAATGCCGAACATAGATGTTACTCTACCCCATATAGATTCAGGTAGTACATCTAATTTCTCCATTCGTTTAGCCTTCTCAAATACTTTATATATTCTTTCAGACTCTTCAAAGACTGTCATAGCTTCTATTGGATCATTCATATATAAATATGCCTGTTCAGCATACTTGTCCAGCATATCATAGAATATTCTCTTTCTCTCACCTGTCATACGTTCGATAGCATGCTCAATAGACTCTCTATTAAGCTCTGTTACTTCTTCAGTATGTCCTGTAACATTAGCTATCACGTCTGCTGCAGCTCTTAATGCTCGATCTGTATCAAGGTTTCTTATTTTAGGACCATTAGCAAGAGACATAGTCAATGCTTTAAATACATCGTCAGTATACTGCTCAAGATCTTCCATCTTCTTTATCTCTTGTGGTACAGTTAAATCACATACTTTACTCATTTGCCCTCCTAACATTCTATTGTTTTGTTGATTTGAGTAACACCTAATGGCAGTACACTACGCTCATTAAAATAATTTATTTTTGAATTTACTTCCTCTTGACTAAACATATTAAAACCATGTTCATTATAGTTACCATTATTGTCAAGCACAGATTTCAAATAATTAATATTGCTTGATGTTAAACTTAAGGCATTTAGCTCAGCATACTGTGAACTTGTATGAGTCAATGATCTTATCAACGACATATTAACAGCTCGTAATAAACTCTTCTGAGTCTCTGAAGCATCACTCATAGCCTCAACCATCTTACGTGTCAGGGTGTCAAAAGAGATACTTTTACCGTTCTTATCAACTAAGTAATATGATTGTTCAACTGGAACACTTTCAGCGTCATTAGGGGCTATAATTAGACGTTCAGGGACCTCTAATACGTTGTGCATTACCTTGCTTGATACATTGATATCCATCTTAGTTAGTAAATTAGAAATGTTCTCACGATCTACAGATGCTCCTATTCCTATATCAGTTGATAGAAGAATATCTGACATATAGTCAACAAGACCATTAAAATGTTGTATATTAGAATTAAGAAGTATTTCACTCTTCTTCATTACATCAGCTACCTTACTCAAGGCATCATGTCTAATATCTTTGAAATTGTTTCTAAACATATCATGGATCTTCTGAGTATTTTCTAAATTAGTATGGAACACACTAAACTCTTTTGACATCTCATAGAGTGCAATAGACTGAGGGAACTTCTTAGCATATTCAGTATGTAATTTTTCAGGGAAGTTCTCACCTAATCTCTTTAGCTCATGAGGTCTTGAAGCCATACCTTCTCTCTGTCCATCAGGAGCTTCAATACTAAGTACTGCTCTGAATGTAGGAGGTAACATCTCTCGATTTTTAACATACTTAGAAGACATATGAGATATATCCTTTAACTCTTCTAACGTTACAGTTGAACCACTTCGATCAATCAACTCATTTATCTTTTTCATATCACGTAAAGTATCATCATACTCTGCTCCAAACTTTTTCATAATACTACTCATCATCTTCTTAGCAGCAGTATGATGAGTATTTGCTACAGTTACTTGATTACTGGCTGATTCATTAACAGAAGCAATTGGTAATCTCATGGCTTCTCCGAGATTTTGTGTTTGGAAATCCCCTATTGCTTTTAAAATTCTATCTTCAGTATCCTCTCCAAATCCTAAATCACCAGCATGTCTTTTTGGAATAGTCAATATAGATGGGGTTACTTCAAGCTTGCCGTTATTAATCCATACAGCAGATGTGTCAAAATTTCCAGCAAGAAATAGTTCTCTTTGACTTGACATTACATCTGTTATTATGTTGTCTTTATTACTATCTATTTCAAGTAATGCTTTAACAAGACCTGCACTTGGGTTACTTGTAAACGCTGAACTAATCTGATCGAATATATTATTCGCTGAACCTAACCTAATATCATCTTCAATAATATTTGAAGAAAACTTTGTGTTACCCCCTCTCTTTAGAAATTCTTTTAATTCATTACGGGCTGTATGATATGAGGGGACCCTATTATCCCTACGAATAGTCTCTCTGACATCCTTTTTAAGTAATTCAGCACTACTTTTTGAATCAGCTAAAGCATAGGATACTAATGATACTCCGATCTGATTCTTACTTTTATCAACTAATGCTACCATATATGATTCATTTATTGAATCAAGTTTAAATGTTTGGAATCCAAGTGAGTGTCCAAGATCCTCGAACCCCATATGAGGAGTTAATCCTGAAGATATAGTATCTTTATCAATAAGAAGCTCTCGCCCTTTCACCATTTTAAACGTTGAGTATCGATGAGTTGCTAATGGAGTATGCTTGAAATTCTTTGAGTATGTTTTATATAACTGTTTAATATTTTTATTGAGCTCTAAAAGTCCTGGATCTCCATGTTCATCAGCGTCTTCCATAATCTGAGTTGTAACATATTCAGTGTTTCGTGCAAGCATAGCAGAGTTCGCTGCTTGAGTCTGGAACATACTCTTTATTAGAGTTGCACCAAGCTGTAATGTATCAGACTGTGCTGTATATGGTCCAGGATCAGAAGCATGCAACATGTTACCCATTACGTCAGCTTTCTTCATTTGGATAATCTTCTCTGTATATGTTGATATCCTCTCAAGTAATGAATTAGGTCTAACATAGTCAGCACCCATAAGAGTATCAAGACCTTTGTTTACTGCACCCATTAAGTTCTTCTTATTTACTTGAAGAATCATACCTTGATCACCGTCATAGTCTGATCCTTTTTGCCATGCAGCATGTGAATCAATAAAGATCTGTCTTCCATTTCCTTTATTTAAAACTTCTTTAATAGGCAGTGCAAGCAAGTGAGTAACAGAGTCAGAAGGAGTTCTACTTAATACAGACATGTATATAGGCTTAGCATTAGGATTACTTAATTCTGATCCTTCAAGCTTTATTAATAATCCAACTTTTTCATTAGCTAAGAAGTCCATAATACTACGCATCTCTTGTTCAGAAGGAGTAAAGTTATTATTTAAGTTTACTATGTTTGCAGCGAGACCAACTAAATGACTATTCTCTGGCTGATTAAGAAGTGTAGCATATTCTTGTTTAGTATTTAACATTAAGATTGAATCTGCTAACGACTCTATTGTTACTGCTATCTGTCCTTTCATTTTAGTATCACTATTCATAGTAACATTATTTAGTTCAGGTAGATCATCAAAGTTAAATAATAATGAATTACTTCTGCCAATAGGTTGGGCAAATGCTTCAGATCCTATTATTGAATATATTCCTTCAATAGCAGGTTTATCAGCTTGTGCTTTAGTCATGTTAATAACTTCAGCCATAGATGTATTAGGATCAATTAATCCTTTAGTATATGTTTCTCTAACATTATTGATATATGATTCTGTATCAAAAGGATTACCAGCAACTTGAAATGGATTCATCACTACCTGTTCAGGATATGCAGTACGATCTAATGCTCCTTGCTTAGCAACAGCGTGTAGTCTTAATGACCTAAATACGCCTTGCCTGATCTCATCACTATGCTGAGATAAATCAACAGTGAATCCAACGTGATTAACATCATTAATAACAATTCTTTCACCAAGATATTGTCTCCCCCTAAGAGCTCTAATTATAGATAAGGTTTGTTTATTGGCTAATTTTAAGTTATCAGTATATATTCTGATAGTGTTGTCATCTATCTGAGGATCTACCTCAAGTGAGTTCTTGCTAAGACCTCCAAGCAATCCACTAATTCCAGATATCTTAGTAGCATTATGTCCAGGTAGTCCCATCATATACCCTATTCGAGCACTCATTCGCGGTGATATTTTTACTGAACCATCACCATGTCGAGGACCAATAGATCTATTAGTATCAGCTTCAACATATTCAATTTTAAGATCAGAAAACTCTCTTGCCATTGCTTGAACAAAGTTCTCATCTGGAATATAGTCTGTGAACATCGCATTCACACGTTTAACAGCATCATAATCAGGATTAGCTACTAATAGTCCATCCATTGCTGCAGTTGCTAAAAGACGTGCTTCTTTGGACTGTGGAGTACTCTTTTCATCTCTTCTAATATATTTATAAAAATTTTCTGGAGTAACTTCTTTGGTGCTAAATGACCTAAACACTTCGTCACGTTGACCATACTTATCAGGACTCAATCTGTTTGCGGGAGTCATAGCATTGTTAAGCTGATCAATAAATGATTGAATATAATTATAAGGTGCTGAGCCCTCAACATAGTAATTTTGAGCATCAATAACTGCCCCAATTATCTGATAAAATGGCACCGAGTCAGGAGTTTCAATAGAGTCTTTAACAAGTTTTTGTAAATTCGCTACAGGATTTTTGTCTATATTTTTTAACATTCTTTCAGCAGCTCTAACAAAGGTTATCACTTCTGGTGGTTGTTGATTCTGGGGCAGACTATTTGAGGCTTTTATTACTATATCAAGCATAGTGGAACCTATAATCTCATCCACCCCAGATATAGATGATTCTGTTTGACCAAAATTATCGAGTACCATATGATTAACATTATTTAAAATTGAGTTAATATTATCCGCCATTGTTTCATGGATGTTTTTTATTGGATCAGGTTCATTAGCATCACCTGTTGCAGGATAAGAATACGTTTCAAGAGCTGTTCTTGCTCCTTCAGCAAGTTCTATTATGTCCGCATCCATAAAGTAAGGTGGAATAATTTGCTTAGCAAAATTATGCAGTACTTCATCTATCCCCTTCTCTATGGCTGGACCTCTATCTCCCCAATGGTTTACCATTCTGCGGAATGCAGGAGCATATGTAGGGTCATCTATGTTTATGCTATATCGAGATTGAATAATAGGTTTTAAGTCATCCCATACTGTAGCAAAATCTCTGTCTGATATTCTGTCTGAATAACTAAGATTACGATTATTGAATATGCTGTGAAGTAAGTTATCGACATCAGCATATTCAGCAGGAGTAAAATTAAGATTGCGAAAGTCATTAACTAATTCACGTTGTTCAGCTCCATATACTGCTGCTTCCGCAGGTCTTTTGTTTACTGTTCTTGCATCCATTCCAGTGATAGATAACATTTCAGATCCATTAGTAGCGAATACATGAGTTAAATGCTCTGTAAACTTCTCGTATGAATCTCTGTCAATTGTATTGACAGTCATCGCACCATTCTCACGAACTCTATATACTCCAAGAGTTAGGTCAAATAAGCTTTTTATTGAGAACTGATTAAAGATTTCCTCAGATCCAGGAGTAAAAAAAATACCTAATCTTGTAGCAAGATCTTGCCTAAACAAATTCCATAGATTATTATATCCCCCTTCATCAAGCCCGCCTATAGCAGTGTAAGTTCTATCATATTCACCACGAATCTCTGCTAATGCTGCAATAAGATTATCTCTATTAACAATTGTAGTATTATTTATTAATAGATCTCTATATGCACGTGTATACGCCTGAATCTTCTTGGGGTCAGTAGACTGATCTCCTGTTACCTTGAAGAACATGCCTCCCATTGATGCTGTACCTGAAGCAGGTAATCTTGCAAAACCTTGCTCGTTAAGAAGCCTGGTAACTGATTCTTTTTGAGCCTCAGTCATATTCTTAGATTCTTCTAAACTAATCGTCATCATGCTTTCAGACTGTGTTACTTTACCAGTCTTATTGATTGCAGCCAGTGCTGTCAAATATGCTTTATCTGTACTACTAAACTTAACCTGGAGAGTTCTCATGATAGAGTTCTCCTGATACTGATGTACCAACAAATAGTTTATTAAATCATCGTTTCTTAATTCAGACCTTCCCTTTAAAGCAAGGTATCTCCCAACTATCTCTCGGGAAGTATCAATGTCATACCCTGTTGCTATTGCCATACGTGCAACGTTAATAGCTCCATGTACTTGTTTAATCCTCTTGACTCCTTCATCAATAGGTATAGTCTTGTTATTTATGGTTACCGCTCCAACATGTAGTATCCTATCTGTTGTGTTAGCTTCTCTATACGAATTATGAGCATCTATTTCATTACTTGTTAATCTTGCTATCGAAGCATTTGCTATGGTTGTTAATATATCTTTATACTCTTGAACAGATAAATTATCTGGCATATGAATATTTATTTCATCGTTATCAGCACCAGAGTTAGGAGTGAAATCAACTCTAATATTATGTCCTATGAGAAGACTGTTAAGCCTATCGTTAATAGCTTGAGTCTCTTTAACATTTAATCCATCAGCTAACTTATTGATATAAGTACCAACATATCCTCTCATCATTTCAGTTGTTAATGCTGAGCTCTTATCTGGATCATCAAGAATCAATGTTACAATATTACGGTTAAGATCTAATTCTCTTGTATGAATAGCCTCATCGTTAATATAGATAGTTGTACCTGCATTTTCTACAGGGACAACACTTATCGCATTAGCTTTACGTAATGCAAGCTTTCTTGAGAAGTTGTTATCCACACTTTCTGAGATAGTTACAAAATCTTCTAATACTCTTTCATTTGCATCAGCTGTTGCAATGTAAGCTGCAATAGTAGATCTATTACCCCTATCTACTCTCATGATACTTAATATATCTGATAGCCCTTTAACATCTCCTGAAGGGATATCATACATTGAGCTAATACGATTAATAAGATGAGTTTCAAATTGTTGGTCAATGCCGTTTAATACCGTACTAACTGATTTAAACCTCTTAAGAATACTATCATACTGAACTCCATTTATCCTGTGCCCTATAAGTTTCATCATAGTGATAGCTTCATGCTGTGCTTGGAATGCTTCTTGTATTCTAATCTCTTTCTTCATTGATTGATTAGATGCAACTGCTTTAGCGATATCTAATTTATTAATAATGAGATCAACCATAGATGTTCTTAACTCTCGTATAGTTGTATTCATTATTTCATAATCATCGCCTGTTGTTGATTCAGGAGTACCAGGTAAAGAAGCTAATATTCTTTGAGCAGTAACCCCTGCTGACTCACCAATAAGAGTACGTACAATGTCAGGATCAAGTCCTTGTGCTGACGCAACTAAGTCAAATAGTGTATTAGGATTCTCAATTCCTTGCTGCTTTATTCTACCCATTACGCCATTAAATACAGACTGTTCTTCTTGGGTTAATGTTGAATTCTGATAGTTATCATATAGTGTACGTAATGTGTTTATTGAATCGATTGTATTATCTCTACCAAAAAATGTTAATGATTCTTTGGTAGCATTATATAGTCCACCAAACATCTCATCATTAATCTGTATATCTCCATCTTTAAGAGTCTTATCTAAATCAACATTAAGAACACTTGTGATAATGTTTTTCATTCTATGAGAGAACTCACGTGAAGCATCATCATTGTCTCCTATATGGATACGCTTAAGATACTCATATGATTGCTTCGCGAGAGCTTTATTATGTTCAGTTGCTCCACGATGAGTTCGTAAGTATGTCCCCATTGTATTAGCAAAGTCATCATAGTTATCACGATTAAGATGTATATTATCTTCAAGCATAGCAAGATTAACTGCACCTCTTGCTGCGATATTAACACCATAAGGGAGAGGAGATCTACCTCCTAATATATCTGCTATATCATGTATATTATTTGCTGAGACAGCGAATGCACGAGACATAAATGTATCCTGTGCTGTATTCGCCCCACCAGTAAAGAGTCTAAACATTAGATTAGTTGCTAACTCTTGAGAGATAAACATAGATGAATATAATTGAGCAGCTACTTCTGGGTCAGTACCTCGCAAGGATAGTACACCATCTTTATTATAGGCTAAAAGAGCCATATCCATGCCTCTAAGCCCTCCAGGATACATAGTATTAGTTATGTCAGCTGTGAACTTAGCAATGCCAAATAGCTTCTTATTCTGTTGAGATAGGTGACTAAACTCCCGAGCATTCTTCTTAAACCATTTCTTTGTGAGAATAGGAGCTATTGCATTTGGATCAGTTTTAGATAGTTTACCTATCACAACATTACGTGCGAAGTTCATGCCAATATTGTTTACTACTCTTCTTCTATACGCATCCCATACACTACTTGTAACAGTTTCAGCAAATGATTTTGCATCTCTTCCTTCTTCTAATGCACGTTGTTTTTCAATCTCGTGCATCTTAGTGAATACGTATCGTTGCATAGTTAATTCATGGAACGCATCACCCCAACCAATTCCATTAGAAGCATAGTTAATTGAGTTGAATACAGCATAGTCTATTGCAGTATGGTACGCAGTCTCTAATCCTTGATTAAGCATCGGCATCATAGCAACATGAAACATTCTTCCTATTCCACTACCAGGACTTGAAGTATCCTCAACAGCTCTAAGTAATTGTCTTAAAGTAGTCCTATCTCCGAAACCTGGAGTGCTATGCACCATTGCTTTAGATAATCCATTAGATATAATATGTGATAATGATTCAGCTGCGAGTGTTGTAAGCATCTTTTTACTTCCAAATTTAAATTCATCAGCGAATCCTGTACTCATTGAATACTCTCCAAATGTGTTCTTTACGACATTTAATGCAGTCAAGGCTGTACGAGCGTTAAGCCATGTGGATCGAAGCGTATTTACGGCTGTTGCAGACGTTGCACCACCTATTAAGTATGCTAATAGAAACTGTTCTCCTATAGGTAATACAAATGCTCCTACATTAGCAGACATTCTACCCATCTCTCCAAGCATTTGATCTTCAACACTTGCAGTATAGAAATGTTCTTTAAGTGCAGCTTGTCTAAAGTTCTTTGATAATGGATTAAGTTTACCTTCAATAGAATCTTCGATCAACAATTTAGTAGCTATACTACCAATGATAGTATTACCTAATGCTATTGTTGACCATTGAGCCATTGACCCACCTATATTAACATTATGTGTAATCTCTGAATAGTATTTCCTTGAACCATCAAGGCTTCGGATATAAACATCTCCATCAGCATCAGCAGTAGAGAAGTTTCGTATCGCCATAGTTCTTTTATGCTCACCGTCATTACCTAATATTTCATTAACAAGAGTATTAGATTTACTCATGATTTCATTATATGCTTTATTGCTTCCTATTATAGGGCTTAATCTATCATAATCAGATACCATAGAGGTAGCAATATTATATGCTAATGCTCTACGTGCAGCCTCTCTGGGATTATTTTTAGCCTCAGAAGCAGTCATTCCTAACTGACTATGATTAGCTATTGCAGAGTATGTGAGTATAGCACCTGTCCCAGACACTGACTTGTAATCATCCATTTTAACAGTGTCAAGTAGTTCATTATACACTTGACCTATTCGTTCTTCTCTACTCATATCTCTTTCCTTTACTTAACATCGTATGTCCCTATTAAGTCTTTAAACCTGATTCTTATGTCTTCCATTTGTTTGTCAATTTGTTCTATTTTACTTTGTAACTCTGTTCGCATACTCTTACCTTCTTTGCTCTTAGCTAATTTTTTATCCATACTAGTCATCTGGTTGTAGAAACCTTCTTTTTCTTTTTGATATAGTTGGTACATTCCGGTTAAAGTTTCTAACTCTTTTTGAGCTTGAACCTGTACACCTTGTGCAGCTGCAGTAAATCCTTGAGCTTTATCCCTCTTCATTGTACCGACTAAGTATGCTGCCCCTTGTGTGAATGTGTCCATATTCTTCATCACTTGAGTTACTTTATTAGCTATATATTCTTCAGGGTTAGTCTGTATTAACGACCTTACATATTTCATTTGTTCATACTTATCATTAGCATCTTTAAGTAATTGTTCAGCACCAGGTACTCCTGCTTTAGCAAGATACATTGCAGAAAAAATAGAGTATGCAGATGTCTTAATTCGTCTGTCAAGATCGTCTTTTTCTCTTTTAATACTTGCTTTTGTTGGTGTACCTCTATCTATAGTCTCATGAATCAAATTAAGCATCTTCTGAGCTTCATAATTATCCTCAAAGAGGGTATCATATGAATGAAGATTAACTATTGCATTAGCTATATTCTCAGCTTCTTTTTCCTCATTCTCAGCAAGACTTGTTTCTGGCTGATCTTCTTTAAAGAGGGCAGGATCTATCTTTAAGAAATTCTCATTAATACTCATTATTAATCTCCTTTGAAAGAAGTTTTTTAAAGAATCTTTCTATAATAGCATTTGTTTTCATAATAGATGATCCAATAATTTTCCAGACAGATGCATTATCAAATTCTCCAATATATTCTTGCGTGTTATCTGAGTGACTCTCAATATTGTCTAATATTGCTTTATCTTTTTCTTTAGCAGTATCTATATCCATTCCATAGACTTCTTTTTTATGTTTCTTAACTGCTTTTATAAAAGCAGAATCATTGTAATAATTGTCTTGACTATTTTCAGCCCACTTCTTAATTTTATTGTCTAAGCCATCAGGATTATTAGGATAAAAACTAAACACACCATTTGCATTATCAAATTCTCCAATATATTCTTGCGTGTTATCTGAGTGACTCTCAATATTGTCTAATATTGCTTTATATCTTTTTTTAGCAGCAGCCATATCCATGTCATAGACTTCTTTTATATGGTCATTTAATGCTTTTTCAAAACCATCATCATCATTATCATCATATTCGCCCCAATTAGCTTCAATCCACTCCTCAATTTCTTTTTTTCTTTTGTCTTCGTTAGAATCCATATATGTTTGAATAAAATCTTTGTACTTCATTTGTAGACCTGTATTATAGTCAAGCGCTGACTGCTTTAGTTTAGCACTCTGCGAACTTACATCAAACTTTAATCTGTCTTGAAGAGCTTTAACATTAGCAGCTTGCGTAACAGCATTGCGCATGCTATTAGTTACTTCTTTCTCAGCAAGTCCTATCTGTGCTAACATGTTAAAAGCATTAGTATAGTTATCATGAGGTCTGTATCTGTCAGAGGTGTATCCACCTCTATCACGATCTTTTAATCTATTCTGCATAATCTTTAACCTCCATCATAACTTGAATTAGTAGGCTTTTTAGGGGCTAAAAATCTATAATACTCCAATATTATATCATTCAACTCTTTTTGTTGTGTAGCAGCTTGTCGTTGGTTTCCTATTCCCATTATACCTGTTGCTGCACTAATTCCAATAGCAGTAGCATCCATAATTGCACTACCCCAGTTCATCTTCTTCTTGCCATATAGTCCACGTTCAGCACGTGCTTCAGCCATACGTGCTCCAGCTTCTTGATAACGTTGATGATTAGCCTGCATTTGATTAGTATACATACTTTGTACTCTATCTTGCATCTCAGGATTATTCCTATACTTTACAAGCATCTGTCCAGCTCTCTGTGCAGCTTCTTGAGATGATATACCTAATTGTCCACGTTCTCTTTGGTCAGCAGCAATCTGTTTATCAAGAGCTTCCCGCATTTGTTTACGTTCTTCATTCTCTTCTTTATTCTGCTGGCGACTATTCCATAGAGATGCTCCTGCTCCAGCTAATGTCATCATAATTGGAATCATAATTTCCCTCCTTTAAATTAATTCTGTGAAGTATCCAACAAGATTAACTCCTGTAATCTTGTATCCTTCAGATTCTATTGTATAATATATTCTTCTAATATCCATATCAGGTGATACAGATAAAAGCACTTTACCATGTACTACATCTATTTCTCCTTCAGTAAATGATTTTTCTTTAATAGATTCACTATTAAAAGCATTGTAAATATTTATCTTAAGAGTTCTTAAAGCATTATTTATTACACTCTTATACTGTATCACGCTAACTTCAATGCCTGTGAGTATAAACATATTCTCTTGATACTCAGGTAGAGTTATAACAGAAGACTTAATCTTCATACTCTGCTCCTCATTCTCTCTTGTATCAAGAGATGCAATAATTAATTCATCACCAACACTAATCAAAAACTCAGGCTCACCCACAGCACCATTAATAGTCTTAGTTCTGATCAGTAAATCACTAATATTTTCACCACTTATTGTTGGCAAGTCTCCCATTGATACAACACCTGCTGGGAATATAGATTTAAAGGTAATTTTAATAGCATCATTCTCACCCATTTCTGTATAGAGTATAGAAGGATACTTAACTTTAGATGACCAGAATACGATACTGTTTTTGACCTCTGAAGACGAATAGATTATTCTTCTCTTTACTATGTCGAGTCTATTGATTGAATATACTTTAATCTGAGTCTTATCTGTTGAGAGGATACAGAAGAATATATCAATACCAGAGATTACAGGCGAGTCTATGATAGTTCCTGAATCAGCAAACAATGGTATAATATCATTCTCATCTTGATAATATACTTCTGAGTGAGTTTTTTTCACCATGAATAAGTATGCTCCTACAGTATGTAGTTTAATTACTCCTGCTCCAGATAATGAATTAATCTGGACAGACTGCTTACTTGTCGAGGTATACTTGTATAGTAACGATGCGAGATAGAACTGTTCATTATGCAACAGGTAACTTTTGTTATTTACGTTAACTAATTTATCGCCTCTAATGATATTATAGTGTGAAAAATCCATGCCATTATATTGAGTAACTGTATCCATATCAGTATACTGTCCCGTTTGGTTTAACTGTTTAGTTGGATACACCATAATAGTTCCGACAAATCCTTGATAGAATTCACTTCTTGGTAACATATAAGATGAAAACTGAAGGCTTGAATTATCATACTCCCCCTGATAAACAGCAGATTGAGATAGCTTTCTGTATGCGTTGCAGTATGAAGAACGATATTCGTCGTCTGTAAGATCACTTAGCTTATCTATATTTAATAAATGTACATTAAAAGCAGCATAATCTGTAGGAGTTTCATATGCGTACAATATATATGTTTGATTGTTTAAGCATCTTCCTAAAAAAGAACCACGCATTGAGTTTAAGTATTCCTTTCCTGTATCATTATTTTTTTCGGGATTCCTAATTAACAGCAATCGCTTAACAGTGTTGTCGCTACCATTAATTTCCGTATCGGTATATCTGTACATACCATGTTTAACAACAGTATGATTATCACTATTTCTCATTGGTTGTAATATAGGTAGTATCATAGGCAATGCAATTGCTTCTGTATATAACGGGACAACATCTTGATACTCAGCATGCCCACGTGTACGATATGAAGGTAACATAAGTTGTCTAAATATACCGCTCGCATGTGATACTTTAAAGTCATTAGTCTTCCAAGCATGAAATGAATTACCCCAAACAAATACTGCTGGAGAATATTTTGTACGATACGGGATAGCATATGGTTGATTCTCTTGTGTTAAAGACTTCGTAAACATAACATTATTAGACCCTGAAAGCTTATCCCATACAGTAGGGATCTCACGATCTTCTTTATTTAGTTGGTACATCGCAAGTTTAAAATATGAATACGGAGCAGAAGATAGATAAATTTCACTATTATTGAAATTATTTAAACCTCCTAATGTTACTTGGTATTTATTCTTTGTAACAATCTTTGAAGGTGATTGCTCTTCATTCTTGTGTTCTGCAATAACAGATAAATCATCATTTGGATTAGAAATATTAATAGAATCAGCATTAATAAACATATGTTTTTTTAATCCTGTTGCCCCAATCAAGCTACCTATACTATAATAGCTTTCAAAGGGGATACATGTTAATGTTGTTCGATATTCTTGGTTGTTAATCTTATAAGATATTACAAACAACTTTTCTTCACCTTGATCATCAACCTTGATATCAGTAATAATAAAAGTATTAATATCAAGATCTGAAAATTGAGGGAAATTATAATAAGCAGGAGAGAACTCTTGTTGTGTTATTTTATTGAAATATGTAAACACTATTTTTGAATACATGCATTCATCTTCCCCATTATTGTTATAGGAACATAGATTTAACTTATACCCCCTAATCTCATGATTATTATCAGAATATATAGTAATTTTTTTATCTATTGTATCGAATTGTGTGTTGTACCCATAATGAAAAGATGGTGCAGCCTTTCTCTTTTTTGAAATAAACGATCTATCTGGATCATGCCAGCATAAGTCTATACTACTTGGAGTAACGGATACAGTATGATCAAAAGAATTATCATCAGTATTATACTGTCTAATTTTCATTGAAATAGGAATTAAAGCATATACGGACTCACCTTCAGCAAAGTATTCGCCTTCATCAGTTTCTGACTTACTGTTTGAGGTTGATATTAACTGTGTTTGATAAACAATCGATACATCTATCATATTTGCATCCTGGCTAATAGTATGAGCTAAACAGTTTAACGATTTAAACACTCTGCATTGCATACCTAATCCATCATGATTAAACATGTCACCTGTAGCATCTTTGACAATTGCTACATTTTTACGAACAGAATTCACAGAGGAATATATTTTGGGGGTATAGATAAGATTTCTTGATACAGAGATTTCTTCATTTTGTTCGAGAGTTGTTATTGTTGACTCTGTATTATAGCCCTCTATGATACGTTTCTTGTTAATAAAATCATCATCCTGATTAACAGTTTTAATAAGTCCTGCATGCACAGCAGCTTGAGACTCAACACCTGGATGACTGCTACTTGATACCTTACATATCCCATAATTTTTTGATATATGTAAATCATCTTCATTACCAGTCAAATGGGAAGAATGCGGGAAGCAATAAAATTCAGCAAATAAAGGATCCAGATTTGTAAACGTAATTATGGGGAATGTTATTGAAGGAAAAGGTTGAGTATTAACATTATTATAAAAGACACCACCTCTTGCTAAGTCTAATATATAAGGATCTGATCTAAGCTTACCATATACAGGGATACATGGAACAATAATTTCTTGCCTTACATCTGGATCATCTGATAATGTTACAGGAATTGCTTCCATTTTTACAGTCATGGTAGAGCCTAATGAAGATGCTACATATGATTTATTTAAATCAGTCTTATCAACGTTAGAGTGAGTGTCAAGTATCCTGCCCATGATGGTAACAAATGCTTGCTTAGTGTGATACGAGGATAATGCTTCTACTCCCATGCTTCTTTTGTTCCATGTACACACAAATCCAGAATCACCATCTTTTGCCTCATATCTAACTGGGGATGTAATGTCATAATCCCTCCATTTCATATTAGTTTCTTGTTTCAACTCCACTTTATCAGATGGAAGTATCTCATCACGAATAGTATTTGGATCTGCTGTGGTAGCTTCTTCTATGATAGGATAGTTCTCTTCACGTGGTATAGTATTATTACCAAAGAACTTTGTTTCTAATATATCTATCTTAGTAGCTTTAGTATCTACTGCATTAAAACTACGTGCTTGATCCTCATTATGTCTTCTTTCTTGAAGCTCACCTATAGGGCTATTCTTATATAACATATGGCTTAATCCTCTTATCTCTTGGTGCCATTGTATCAGGGGCACCATCTTCTTTGTATATTCTTGAGAGTAATGCTAATGCTTGAAGACACGCATGAGATATACTTGGGTTCTTATCCATTATATAGAATGAGTAATTAAGTATATCTAATACGTGATTATCTTGTGTCCACGCAGGAGCAATACCTTCTTCTTGTTTACTTGTTATATGTCCATACTGAACCTGTTTATCACAGATTAATTTACCATTCTCAATCTTTATATCTTCATTCTGCCAAGCATAGTATTTCTGATTAGTTAAGAGATATGGTACATTAAGAGTTAATACGCTTAAAGTGGTACATACTGGAGATTCAATATATTTACATCTATTCATCTTTACTAATAAGTCTTGTACTAACGGTAGTGCATATACAGGTGAATATGGTAATTGACGATACTGATGTATAGTGCTCATAATTGAAATGCCTTTATCTTATGATTATGTCTTATATCGAAACGAGGAGTTATCTGTCTTGACTCAGCTAATAAGTTATTAGCTTCTACGCTGATAGCTTCTATCAATGAATATACTGAACTAACATCTTGTAATGCTAATAAGTATAATAACTGAGATATACTCTTCATTAGCTTAGTTGGTTCATGTTCTTTTAGATCTTTAATAACATTCATCTTATATACTCCTGGAGTTAATATAGGAAATTTATCTATTAATGTCAAGCTTTTTTTATCACTAAAGTAACTCTCAGCACTTTCATACTCAGTGTTAATCTTCTCTTGAAGATCTATCTGTATATTAATCAGAGGGACTCCAATGAATGCTTGCCAATTGATTTCATCATCAAAGTTTATTACTTGTTCAACATCTGATTCAAATAGATGTTCTTGACTATCTGTATTAAGCTCAAATATGGTTAATGCTTTGCCTATAAAGATACAGGGTGTCTCAATGTTAAACCATGATGTAGTGTAGCCTCTATAGCAATATTTAGGCAATGCTAAACGTAATTCTTCTTCATACTGATTGTATAAACTAACAGAACTAAAGTTCATATGTAGCTCCTGACTTTAAACTTGTGAATAAACTCAGCTTAGGCTTATTCACGTTATCATTATATAGTTTAATATACTTAATTGCTAATGACTCATACATTGATTCCATATTAGGTTCTAATCTATTACGATAATGGATTGCATGCATCATAGCAATAAGAGGATATACTAATCCTGGAGTAAAATGTTTCTCTTTAATTTCATTATACTCTTTAAAATTATAATTCCCACTTGTACAAAGATATGGATAAGCATAACCAAGTACATTAATAATACCCTCTGCATATACGACTTCACCATCTAAATAACTCTTTCCTGTTGGTTCTTGTAACTTTATTAAATAATTTATTGTTTTTATTACATCTTCACTATTTCTAAAATGGACAGGATGAGTATCCCAATGTTCTGCACTATGTACTGCTGTTATTTCCTTAAACATAATAGATTTTAATTCATACCTCTGGTCATCTCTCTCTGTAACATATTCAACATCTTCTGATACAAACTCTGTGTTAAGAAGATTAATAGATACAAGTTCATTAAATTTTAGTGATACAACAATAGGATACAGTACAAGTTTATTAGCAACATACCAGTATGCTTCGTTTATCATTTCAAGTTTCTTTGGATTAGAATATTCTTCAAGTACAGGAAACTCTTGAATCAAATCATCAATAGTCATATTACACCTTCTTTAATTGTATGGAATACTGATTCATGTATCTCTATCATCTTATCACAGTAGAAGTCTAACTTAGCGAATTTAGATGCTATTCCTACAGATGTTAATAAGAAATTAAACCTATCTTGTTCAACGTTAAACTTATAAATAAAAGGGTCTACATAATTATCTAATGTTAGTTTCACATACAGCACAACATCTTCTTCTGTAGTTCTCACAATATTGTGCATTGAAACAATAGTTGACAATCTCCCATCAGATATAATAGGTTCCCAGCATGAACTAAGTACACGTGGAGTTCCTTCTGGTATCTCACCTACCACGAACGACTTAGAAAATAACATAGCTGTACCTCTTGTAGTAATGTTTAATACATTACATGGCTCAACATACCTTTTAGAGGCTGAAATATCAAGAATACAAGGGTATAATCTGTTAAGTATATCTAAACCCTCCTCACTAAGTGTTCGTGTCTCTATGACGTTATTTTGAGCGTCTATGAGATTTGCCTCGAGATCTTCTACTCCTTCACGTAATTGGAAGCTGTGTAATCTATTGATTTCATTATTATATACTAACGAGATATATGCTCTCATTTCTTTTTGTAGTTCCTTTTGAATACAGTATATCCTGATTCCTTTAACTTGTTAATAGCATAGTCTTCTGATTCTGAGGTCCAGAGATGTTCTTCTATATCCTCTTTTGATTGAATACTTCTATTGTATATGGTAGGGATTGAATCAAATTGTAATGTTGCCCATTGTCTAAACTCTTTATCATTCATTCTCTTTACACCAATATACTTCTGTTGAGATAGAAAGTCTTGCTCTTCTTTATCTTCTGTTTTATACTGAGTAGATTGATTGAATATAAGTCTCTTACCATTAGGCAAGCTTAAATCATATCGTGATACTTCTGGTGCTGTTAGATAGAATGTTAATGGTTCTTTAATCATTGTTCCTCCTTAAAGATGAGGGGCTTACGCCCCTCTGAGTTGTTGGGTTAAGCCTCATCTGGTGCCCAGACTACAGCGTGATTCTTAGGGTTACGAAGCAAGAAAGATGATTCGCCTCTCATAGCTTCAAGGAATGCGTCTTGACCAATATCTTGGATACCACCTTCAAGCTTATCTGGACGACAGATTACTTGTTTAATGTTTGCAGTATCAATTGACAAGAGTATATCTTTAGCATCTACATGACCTCTACCAAAGATATGATATGCTACAGGGAACTGTACCATATAATCTAATGCAGGTTCATGGACAAATGTTATCTTATGTCCTTTGGATGTTTGGAAAGTATATATCTCAAGACCATATGTAATCTGAGATGGTTTTTGTATCATTACTCTACCACCAAGAAATGGATCATTCATTACTGATCTAACATAGAGATCAAGCTTACCAAGAAACTTACGTGATGCTAATAGAGTTAAGTTCTCTGATCCATTGCTTCTAAATGCAAATAGAGAATCTGCTAAACTATCGAACCAATCACCAAGCTTTAATGCTACCTTAACAGATGATACGTCATCATCAAACCCACTTCTATTTCTCAAGTTCTCAAATGGTTTCTTCATGTATGTAATAGGGAATAAAGCATAGTCAAGCATACCACCAAGTGTACGTACAGGTTGATTACTTGCTATTGTGTTAAGATTATTAACAGCAAATGTTTCACCTTTAACACCAGTTAAGTATGCAGCTACTTTACTTTTCTTATACTCTTCAAGATAGAATGCACGTGTATTAGCGAAATCATCTCCGAATCTAAACTTAGATGCAGCATGAGTACCAGTGATACCATACTTAGGACTTGCAAAGATTTGAGATAGATTATGACGTGATTCACGACTTGTTGTAATGTTTCCACTTGGTCTAAAGATATCACCTTCAGGAATACCTTGTGGCGCCACAGTATTCTGTCCAATCTGCATCATACGAGATGGACGTGATATCATGCCACCAAACGCTCCCCCTGCAGTAACTTCATCTGCAGTATCAGATTCTTCTTGTAACACTTGATCATCGTCAGCAATAAAGGTTAGCATGTGAGTATAGCTTGATAATGACTCGTTACTCATAGCAGGGTTTAATGTTAAGACAACAGATGCAACATTGTCAATTGTAGCATAATCAACCTTTTCAAGTCTCATAAGTACTTCGTGGAATGATGCTGTTTCAACTGATTTCTTTTCTATTTTAGCAAAGTGAACTTCATCCCATGCAAAATACACAGGACTTGAAGTAGATGAAGCATCAAAAGTAAAGAGTGTTGCAGTTTCTACTGCATTAGTATATCCGAGATTCATTACATATTGACGAATAGAATTATATATCTCGTATGCTTTACCTTGATAACTTGTTGATTCAGGAATGATTATCTTGTAATATCCATCACTATCTTTTACTGCAACGTTAATAAGTTCAGCATTATCAACCTCAGCAAGAACAACATTGTTATTACTAAGTACTCCTGCTTTAAACTCAAAACGTCCACCTACATAGTCAGAGCTTGTTACAGCGTGCATCTTTTTTGTTACTGATGAGCCATATCCTGAACCAGGTAGAGCGAATGTAGTGCCATCAGATGCAGTTGCATGAGTATCCATTAAGCGTACGTTATCAAGTTTAATATCGAACCATGATTCACCTTTGTACTCATCTGCCCAAGTTATTACAGGAGGCGGAGCACTTTCTGTTGCCATGTTATATAGCAATGTGAGTAGTGGGGTAGCACTGACGTTCCAAGTCATCATAGACCCTAACAGATCTATTTGATACTTGTCTGACTTACCTTGTATAGTATCGTTAAACAGATCGCCTGAGACGAGCTGAGTTGAATATGAGGCGGGATTATATGTCTTCGCTTGATAGTTCTGATCAAACGACCCACCTTTCCAATGTATGTTATTATTTGCCATTTATATCTCCTTGTATGATTTATTAAAAGAAGGGATGTTGTTGCCTCCCTCGTGGCATGTTATAGTGTGTTGACACAGCAGAAGGAGATGGTGCTTCAGCTATATTTGGTGAAGGTCTCCTCTGCTGTGGTGGTTGTTGTGGTTGTTGACTACTTTGTTTATAAGATTCATAAAGCATGACGAACTCACTTGGAGATATACTCCTTACGAATTCGGCTACTTCATTAGGATTATACCCTTTTAACAGGGCTTCTTTCTCTACGGCTTGTTGATAGCCTGACTTTTGAGGTTGCGAAGGTTGTTCATTCTGATAGCCAAGATCCTGACCAGGTTGTGGTGCAGGTGTTTGATTTTGAGATTGATTAAATTCACGCATAAGTTTTTCAATTGGGTCTTCGTTCTGGTCGATTGTATCTGCTACTGCACTTTGTGGTGCCGCTACCTGTGCAGGAGCTTGCTGTACTCGTTCATTATATGATTGCGGACTCGTTCCACCTGGATTATACTGACCTGATTGAATCAGTCTCTCCATGTTTTGTAGGCGTTCAAGTTCTGAGCGATTAACAGTTACAGCATTACTGTTAGATTGAGTAGTATCTTGTGGTCTATCATTCCCCGCACGACTACTATATAATTCTCTTGCTCTTCCTTGATGGTTGTATCCGAACGGATCTAAGTAATTACTTACAATCTGTTCTTGTACATCCCTTGTAAAATTTGCTCGTGATGTAGTTACATCACCTATTCTAAAATCTGCTCCTCTTTGGTTCTTAAGGTCTATCATTCTCATTCTCCTTCATATTAATAATTATGATTCAATTGGTGGTTCTGCACCACCTTCAAGTGCATCAAGTCTGTTTTCAATAGTTGTAAGTTCGGTGTTAATATTTACAACGGCATCAGGCAAGTCTGCAAGATTATTAAGAGCCTCATTAATCGATGATAGTGCAGTTCCCATATCTTGTTTAAAATCTGAAAGCTGACCACCAAGAGTATTAATATTGCTTTGCAAGCTGTATAGCCCATCTATTTTCCCTGCTACCTGCCCTAAGTTTTCCATGATGAGTGCAAACAGTTTATATACATTATTCATTATATCTCCTATTCAAATATTGTTCTTATCATTTTGTCTTCTATTGATTCTTCACGTTCCATCATGACACGTTCAGCTTTAAGTCTTTGTTTCATTATGTCATGTTTAGCTTCAAGAATCATATTGTTAATAATCTTTTCAAGTTCTATCATCTTCTCTTTAGTCATGAGTTGATCTTGGAACTTGGATCTCATAGTTTTAATCTTAGCATCATTAAGTAATTTCTGCATCTTGAGATCAGCTTTATCTGTGATATTAGTAACACGTTGATCAGACAATTGCATCTGCACACGTTCAAGTTCTTTATGTAGTAATGCAATTTCTTCTTCTCTATCATTGAGTTCACTATTAAGTTGGTTGATAGTATCAAAACGTTGCATCAATTTCTGACGATCTTCTACTGGGGCATGTTCTAATACTACACTTGGATCAACAGCTCCTATTTGAGCTAATTCCATCATTAATCTAAGCATTGCCATTTGATATGTAGGTGAGTATGAGCCAGCAACCACTCTGACATCAAAGTTAGTAAAGTCTGTTTCATTCATTATGTATGTTAACTCTTTAACATATTCACCATCTTCTATAGCTTGTGTAAGCTTAGCTTCAATTTCACTATCAGGTACCTCTTGTTGTTCCTGTTGTTGTATCCATTGTCTAACTGATTCTTCATTATCTGGATCTAAACCCTCCTTCTTATTAAGTGTTACTGATTCCACTCTACCAGCATTATCAGTAATATTAATAACAGTTTCTTTATCGATATATGATTGAACATATTGCAGCATGACAAAACCTAACCTTGAGCATGCTAATTCCATTACCATGATAAACTCTTTGAGTGATTCAATAGCACCTTCTTTGATATCTAATAGATCACTCTTCCCTTCTCTTTGTATATCACCATACCCAAGTATCTGGTTAGGTATAGTCAACCATTCAAACTCTTGTTTAGCATCAGCATAAAGACTAAAGAATGCGTTGTTAAGAGGTTGTCCATTGATAATAAATGGAGGTTGAGCTTCACCTTCTAAGATGGTTGCTGAGCCAGGAGTATTAAGATTCTCTAAGAACTCATCAATATTTCCACGTGGTATGTCAATACTTCTAAAGATCATCTTAGGATTACTCATAAGTTGAGCATTTAGTATAGTTACACCATATGTTTTATTAATAAACTTCTGGATAGTCTTTAAGAAATGTACTTCACCACGTTTATAAGGATTATCATATCCTTCGACATATATAGGTATGATAGGATACTCAGTAATATGTTGAGGTAACATCTCTTTAAAAGCATGTTGATACCCTATTAGAGTTTCTTTCATTATACCATCTATAGTCTTTGAGTAACATTCGTACAAGTTTACATACTGTCTTGTTGAATCAAATACTTTATGCAAGAAATTATCTCCTCTGTTCGCTACAGGTTCAGCATAGAATGAATTAGGTATCTCAGATACGAGATCATCAATGCCATACACTTGTTTAACATAGCTAATAGGAACATACTTTCTTATTATAATCATTTCAGCATCATCGAATAGAGGATGTCTTGATTGAGGATCTACAAGTACTTCATCGAACCCTAATTTAACAAATTTTACTCTATTGTTTTTTGATAGGATAACATGTAGATATGACATATTGTCTATCAATGCTGATTTAACAGCAGAAGCATATGTGTATAGTCCACCAGAGTTCTCCCAGCACCAGTCAAGTATCTTATTACCTAATGCTGCTTTCTTATCATCATGATCACCTATAGCAACTAACTTATATTTAGGTATAGAAGATGATACAAGACCTACCATACCTTTAATTGCTTTACGTATCTTATTAATTACGATATCATATTGTCCACGTGCAGCAAGTATCTCTTTCTCTTCAGGCGAATATTGTTCACCTTCATAGAACATTCTATTTGACATACATTCTTTCTGCCAAGCAGCAAGCATATTATTATCATAAGTAGATATCTTAGTCCATTTCTTAGCAGCTTCTTGTGGTGAGTACTTAATAATTTCCATTCATCCCTCTTTTATATAGTTCAGCTTCTTCTTTACGTAATTTAGTTAATGGATACGATTCAACATATCCATGTTCCATTCTTGACATATTATGATTAATAAAGAACTCAGCTGCTTTATCATATCTTTTTACTTTAGTAAACTCTGTTACTTTAGAATATCTAAATAGATCAGGAGTGATACAGAATGCTAACGATACTAACGCAATAAAGGCATCAATACCGAGTTCAATTTCCATAGGGATAGTTTCATCTACTACTTGAATAGCACGCTCTATATCCTCTCTTAATAGCTTCTCAGCCATTATTGGAGTAAGTCCTTTCTTAAGATGTTCTTCACCTTTTTTAATTATGTGATTATATCCAATAGCTTCATATCCACTATGATTAATGTATGGTAGAAATGATGGTTCATTCCATTTCTTTATAAATCGTTCTACTGCTTGATACACTATATTATCAGTACTTTCAGCATACATCATTCTCTCTCCTTAATAGAGGTGCTGCACCACCATAGTACAATATCTTGATTTACCTTCTTTTTAATATTATTTAGCACGAGGAAGTCTTGCACAATTATTGTGGTCAAGGTCGTAACAGCACCGATCATTATATTATTTCTTTCCTTTTGAAGCAAGATAATTATGGAATGCTTCTCTTAATGCTTCAACAATTTGATCATCAATAGTAGTATCAGTCTTTTTAGACAGATGGTCAAGTACCTCTATGATGATACTAATAATAGTATTAGTTGGTAATATCTTTAGTATTTGAGTTATTATTTTATTCATTATAGTTTCCTCTCTTCATGTTTCTTCTTTAGCAAGTAGATTAGATAATTCTTTAGCTCTAATACCAACTTGTTTAGCCCAATTAGAATCTAACATTTCTATACTTGCTTGTTTATATTTGCCTTCTTCTATTAGTTTAAGAGTCTTCTTAAAGCCTAATAGTCCATAGATTCCGAGATTGAAACACATGTTAATTATGATATCTTGTACTGTATTTGAATGATCGAATACCCAGAAGAGATGATGCTTTAATTGTTTCACACAATTGTCAATATCGTTTCTAAGTAGATGTTCAGCTTCCTCTTTAGATATGCCTACATCGTCTAAATTACGTCCATATCCGATGCTTAACTTACCAGCAGAGCATCTATATGGCTTAAGCATTAATCCTTCGTGTTTCTTTAGTAATTTGATTCCATCTTCTGTCATTTTACTACTCCTGTTATAACTGATATAGTGAATCCTATTCCGAGAGTACCGAGTATATTAAGAATTAATGTAATTATTTTTACCCAGTCTTTAAGCTTAGACCTTTCACATTTATTGTACTCTACCATGTTCTTATTGAAGTATGTAGGATCATCCATTTTAACAAAAACTTCTTTACACTCTAATCGTTGTGCTACATATTCTTCTTGCATACGTACAAGTTTATTGATCTGCTCTTTCATATGTTCAATTGATGTTTCTATTTTAGCTATCCTTTCTCCAAGTTTTGAATCAATAGTTTGCATTGTTACCATCCTTCCATAGATGGTCGGGTATAGCCCAACCATCTTCATTTAATTCCACAAACAGTTCACCGTTACTATCGAGATCATCTACAGAAACATATAGTTCCTGATTAGGAGGCATGATAGCAAACACGCCTTCAATGCTATCTCTCATTCCGAGAACTAATTCATGTACCGAACTTTCTTCATCCATAGAATCAATCCATTTAATCTGAACATAATGTACTTGCCTATACACATATGATTCATCAAATGTTATAGTAAATATATACTTATTAGTATTAGGGTCTTTGACCTTATTAGTACATACTGTCCACTCATTTGAATTAATTCTGTACTTTACAACAAATTTATCTACGTCTATTTCATACTCATCTAAACATGCTGGATTAGAATCGAACTCTAATCCGAACTTCAATGTATATACTCCAGATGTAATAGGCATCTTATTAGCACCAAATACATATGAATTAGAGCCTTTCATAACACTACTGGTGTATGGAGTTGCCTCACTATTAATATAGATGTTTAAACGTGCTGCTTGAGGTAATAACAATCCATTATCAAGTGTTACTTCAGATTCTAATATGAGATATCTATTAGAATCAGTTACTGATAATTCTATGTTGTTAATCAGTTGATCCTCTTCAAGTAGCCCATGATCAATAGATAACCCTGCTACAAGCTGTTTAGGCTGTACATTGATATCAAATAGCTTTAGATAAGTAGTTGCGTAACTCATTGTTCTATCACTGTATTGTCTTTCCCAATGTTGCCAAGTTTAACTTCAACACTTGGAGTGCCAACAAATGCTGTACCGTAAATAGGGGATACAAATGTAACATATTTTTCAACAACATCAACATGAAGGATTCTAATAGTAGTAATTTTAGAAAAATTGTTAGAAGGATCAGTCTCATTTTTCCATCTAAACGCATACTCTGTATCATAATCGTTTTCATCAAACTTAAGATCAGGAATGGTAACAGTAAATTTTGTTTGGTTATTTGTTCCAGTTCCTGCAGACACTGATGCTCCTGTAACAGTTTGCCAGGGTAATGATGTAGGGGATACACCTAATCCTAAGTCTCCTACTTCAATAGTTTCAAACTTTGCATACTGAACTTTTATATTTGTAGAGGATACAGGGAAAGTCTCTTTTGACACACCATCTGTTCCACCGTCTGTGAGCTGTATTTCAAATACAACTTTAAAGTGTGTATTGTTTATAGGATGAGTCTCTACAATACATTGATAATCTATAGTTTCACTTTCAAGTTGTGAAACTTGGTGCATAGCAACAGAGTTTGTTTGATTGTCAGCACCAACCTTACCTGTTTTAATTATCATAGAATCTGACGGCAATTTTAATTGTGCTGTGCTATTTACATGAAGACAAAGCTCTTGCTCTAATTCTTGATACATATATTCATTTGACGCAGAACCAAATCTCAGTACAGGACGAATTTTAAGGTATACGTTTTCTTCTGTTTCATTAGTTGGTGTTTGTAGATTTAAATTTGATAAAATTACCGTGTTGTTTGGACCAATAGTACTAAGATCTGTATCAGGAATAGTTGTTAATAGCTTAGCACCCTGTATGGTAAACTTATCATTGTTAGTCCCACCAAATTTATAGTCTGTACCAGTTTTTCTATTCTTGTCAATCAAGTCTATTCTATATATCGAATTAATTTTTTGATATACATCTGCCATACATTTCTCCTTTCATTATAATAACATCCAATTTAATGGAGTCTTTTTGCGTGTACGTCTATTCTTTGAATTGTCAATTGCAGCATCTACATCATACATAGATGGTGGATAAGCATGCAATGTTGCCAGGAATGCACCATCGACTGTATCATCATGATCTCGGTATTCTTGATTGTATGACGTACACTCTTGAAAGAAAGCTTTGATATTATTACAGTCTTTAATATAGTTCATTCTACCTTCGTTTATAATCGGATCAAGAGACAACAACCACTTATTACTCTTACTCTTTCCACTTTTAAAATCTCGTATAGTAAAGAATCTACCCATTGTAGGCATCATATCTTTACATATATCAGCTAATGCTTGTTGATACCCTTGAGTCTCTATAGTAACAGAGTATGGATTATACTTCTTTACTAAGTTGAATATAGTCTTTGCTTGATCAGTAGGACTCATTCTCTCTTGTATTATATCAAGTATGAGGAATGACTTATCTGGTAATTGACCAACAACAAAGAATACTGAATAATCTGCATCTTCTTTTAAGGATACAGCTGGATCAACACCAATGAATACATTAATAGGTATCTTTCTATTATCATACTCGATATATGTATGACTCTCTTCAAGATGGAATGTAGCATTAGTCTGCCTAATCATATCTATGTTAAACACTGGTCTACCCTGTATCGCAGGTATATTATACATCTCTTGAAGGAATAGACTAAGCTTATTCTTACTGATAGCTTCTTCTCTCTTCATGTTGATATAATCCATAGGGAATCTTGATGCCCATGTAGGTACTCCATCATGTTCAACAGCAACCTCCATGTAGCATCCATGAGGTGGCTTGAACGATGGTAGGTCTTTAATAGTAGCTAAATGAGCGTCAGGATGCACTATAGTACCAAAGAATTGATAGGTAGTCTCACCAGGAACACCTGCAGGTAACACTTGAGCATCTATCCAATCTTTTACAGCATCTCTTTGTTTCTGAGTACTTGTATTCTGTTCTGACTCATAGTCATCTAATATGAACTTAGTTATACGGTTATTCTTCCATTTAAGCCCTCTTATACGGCTTCCATACCCTCTCGCTGATACAAAGCATCCATTAGCTGCTTCGATCTCTTCTTGATTCCATTTAGTCTCTCCCTTGAGATTACCGAATAGAGCATGAATAATCTCATTATTCTCTAACTCATCAGTAATACTGATTAAATCTTTACTTGCTTGATATGCTGATTCAGATAATAGCAGAGTAAATGGTTCTCTGCCAAAACAAATATCAGCTGTAGTCTGAATAGTTTTAGAGATGGTACTCTTAGCACCACCTCTAAACATAACAAAGGCATTATGTTCATATCGTTTATCTAATATACTATACATTTCACTATGAAACTTAGGCACTTCTGTTACAATATGTCCTAAACATATTCTTGCAAATGCTTCATAGCTTGTTTGTAATGAACGAAACAAACTTTTTAATTCATGTTCTTGCATATTCTTAAGATCAGTCAGCGTTATCATCTGTTACCTTTGTACTATTCTTAAATGTTTTTTCGTTAAATGTGAATCTGTCTCCCTTTTGATGAGCATCTAAAAAGTCATCCACTTCTGAATCAGTTAAATCAACAACATTAAGGAACTTTTTCTCTTCTATTAGTTCATTACGTGTAGGAATCTTTCTTCTTTGATCCTGTATTGTACCACCACTTATATTAAACTGTTGGAATAAAGGTTGATTCATGGTTGTTTGAGGCACAGCAGAACGTTCAAGCTCAATGCCTGCAGTTCTTGATAGCATAGCTAATGCTTCTAATCTATCAGCACCTCTACCTCTCATATTATCTACCTCTCTGATGAGTCTATCAACGATAAACTCTTCAGTTATTCCTCTCTTCTTCAGAGCCTCAACCATTTTTTCTTTAATCAAGAATCTAATCCTCGGGGTGAGTTTAACTCGCCTATTAGTCTTAAGGAATGTTCCCGCTGCCAAATATTCAGCACGTCTATATGGTCTACATATAGGGTGTTCATCATATGATCGGGCACCTGAATAGTTTGTGTGAGGTAGGTGTATACGTGAGAATGATGTATAGTCATATCGTTTAATGAGTCCTGTTCCAACAGAGAATGCTTTAATAGTCTTCCCATTAATTCTTGTATAGAGATTCCATCCATCATCATAGAGAAGGTACTTCCCTTTCTGATCATCCATTGTAATAAAGTCTCTATCCACAACTTCATCTTGTTTAATATCCCACTCATTGTACAGAGTCACTTCCTTCGTCTGATTCTTGTACGTTACATTCAGTTTGATCATCTATATCCTCTACATTTACATTAGCATTATACATCTCATTCAATGCTTTTTTACTGTTGTCGTATACGTGAATAAGGTCTTTCATTACTTTATTCCTAAACGTTCTATATACAGGCTCATTTGAGTGTCTACAGTACTCAAAAACAGATAATACTACAAATTCAATTCCTTTAGCATATACTTCTTGTAGTGTTGGTACATATTCAGTGTTTTCATTCTCATTCATTCTAACTCCTATCTTGTATTAACTGTGTTAACCCACTCCATACTGGCATCATGGGTACGTTTCTGTTCGATTAACGATTCAACTTTCTCATCTTTATCAGGTTCAACCATAGCAAGTATATCACCTTTAGGAATGATTCTAACATCTTCTACCATGTATCCACTATGCTTAGGATACAGTACATACTGTCCTCTTGTTTCACCATACAACACTTCACCGATACCATACTTAGGGTTATCATTATGCGGTAACACAAGTAGCGTATCAGGTACAAATGCTACGGGTTTAACAGGGATTAAGTGCTCATTAATTGTATTCATTAGTATCTTCATTAATAGTCTCCACTTGAAAGCAGTTCATTAGCCAACTGCATTCGTCTGCTTTTTAGCTCTTGTTTCTTTGTTTCTTGTTGATCTTGTTGCTTTTTTTCTTGTTGGTTTTGGTTAGGTTTTATAGTTTTTACTTCTTTATTTTTTTGTTGCTCTAATTCTTTTTCCTTTTCAACTTTTTGTTGTTTAGCTATTGTTTGAGGATCAGTTCCTCCTGTCTTTCTATACAGTTTATTACTCTGTTCCATTAGATCAAATATAGTGTTCCATGTTCCCTCTGATAAAATTGGTTTAGATCCATAGCCCCATGCTGAAGTTTCAAATCCTATACTACGACCAGGTAAAACCTTCTCATTGTAATATTTTGCAATAGCTCCTCTATTCTGTATCACTCTAATAGGGTCATTTAGCATGTCATATGAATCCCCTTTAGGCTTAAACTTTATGCTTGGCTCATCTTTTAATAATTCTTGATATCCTATATTAAGTGCATGAGGTAACTGGAAATCTCTTGCCATACCAAAGACATCACTATTAAACATTTTATTTCCTGCTGTTGAGCCACCATAAGCACCTGCTGCAATAAGAATCCCTTCAAGAGTTTTTGGAACATTTTTAGCAAGCACCCCTGTTTTTCCCGTGGATGAAGTGAGACCTTTAGCAAACATCTCTTTAGCAAGCGCCTCTTTAGCAAGCGCCTTTTTAGCAAGCGCCTTTTTAGCAA